CAGAACCAGGGCCTCGTCAGAACATGGAACATAAACGAAGCACAGTATAACCCTGGCGACCATGTAACAATCGGCGGGATGAGCTTAAAGACAGTATTTAAGATCACAAGCTCGGCCGCTTTTTATGACTACGAGCCGACCGGCGAGCGTACAATGGGCATCGAATACTGGGGCACATCAGAGCAGGACGCAACGCTCTCGTACAATAAGTCAGGAAAGACTGCGAACTTCGGCGTGGCGATCCCGGAAATACAACTGACCATCGGACAAAATCTGACGAAGAAGTATTCGATAAGGGCGACGATAAATGTACAGAACAACAGCACATGGCAGAGCCAGAGACTGTATGACACTTATCTGTTCAAATACGAAAACGGCACGCTGTCAGTCAGCTTAGACCGCATGCTCTTCAATTCCGACAGAGCCCTAAGCATAGCAAGCCCGCAGGAAACATGCACCATCGAGCTGGGAGCCATCACAGGCGACTCAACAGTGTCGATCCTGGATGATACAATCTACATCGACTGCGAGATAGGCGAAGTCTACTCGATAAGAGAGGGCGAGCTCGTGCCGCTGAACTCAACGGTCAACCTCGGATCAGATCTGCCGAAACTGGAACCGGGAGAGAACGAGATCACATTCAGCGACACAATTGAAGGTCTGAAAATAACTCCGAGGTGGTGGCAGATATGATCCCGATACTATACGACTCAAACGAAACGAGCTTCGCGTCAAACGGCGTCGGACGGCTCAGGGACTGCATATCATGCAAAGCCACGGAGGAACGCAACGGTATATTCGAGTGCGACTTCGAGTATCCGGTCAACGGCCAGAACTATGACCGCATACTCCTCGGCAGGACGATAGCCGCAAAGTATGATGACAGCGAAGACATTCAGCCCTTCGACATTGTCTCGAACTCGGAGCCGATCAACGGGATAGTGAAGTATCATGCGGTACATATAAACTACAGACAGTCAAAGCTAACTGCATTCGGGACCGGTATCAACAGCCTGGCGGCAGCATTCACCATGCTGGACGGCGCTAAGCCCGACAACCCATTCATATACGAGACGGACAAGGTGAGCGAAGGATACCTCGCAGTAGGCGATGGCGTGCCTCGCTCGGTGAAGTCTATCCTCGGAGGCGTCGAGGGCTCAATACTGGACACCTACGGCGGCGAGTATAAATACAACAAGTTTATAGTGAGCCTCCTGACATCACGCGGATCGGACCGAGGGTTCGCAATCCGCTACGGCGTCAACCTGCTCGACTATAACAATGACACAAACTACTCGGAGAGCTTCAACTCATGCATCCCGTACTGGGCAGGAACAAACTCGAGCGGCGGGCCTCTGGTAGTAAGAGGCGCACAAGTGGACTCGGGCCTGCCGAGCTATAACGGACGCATAGAATGCGTCCCGCTGGATCTGACAAGCAAGTTCGAGTCACAGCCGACGGCAGCGCAAGTCGAGGCAGCTGCCCGGACATACATGCAGAGCAATCAGGTCAACCTGCCGGCGCAGACGATAAAAGTCAATTTTATACGCCTGCAGGACTCGGAAGAATACGCAGAATATGCTGCGCTCCTCGACTGCAAACTGTGCGACACCGTGAGAGTGATATTCCCTCGCTACAACATGGACGGGAAGTTCAAGATCGTCAAAACGGTCTACAACTCCCTGACAGAGCGCTATGAAGAGATGGAACTCGGAGCGCCGTCGACCACGTTATCACAGGCCCTCGGGCTGAGTAAATAAACAAAGGAGAAAGGCATGGCACAAGTCAAAAACATCAACATGACGCCTGACACCATACTGCCGTATCTGAAGCTGAGCCAGTATGACGTAGGGCGCGAGATCAGCTTCGTCATGAAAGACGGCTCCCAGGAGTACACGGTACCATCCGGAGCGACAGTCAAGCTCGAGGGTACGAAACCGTCAGGCCTCGGCTTCACGATCACGTGCACACTGGACGGGTCAACGGCCACAGCAGTCACGACAGCAGGCATGACCGACGAATGGGGCACGGTCGTAGCGGAGCTGGTGGTCAGGCAGGGAGATAACAGACTCGGATCCTCGAATGTCAGGTTCGACATCGAAAGATCCCCGCATCCGGAAGGCACAACAGACGGAAGCGCAGAGCAGATCATACCGGCGCTGACGCTCCTGCTGAGACAGATCGAGGAAGATCTGGATGATGCAGAGGCTGATATCGAAACGATGACGCAGCTGAAGACAGCAACGGAGACGGCGGCAGGAAATGCTGCATCATCCGCGACTGCTGCAGGCCAGTCGGCCACGGCGGCAGCTGCATCAAAGACAGCGGCAGAGACCGCACAGGGCGCGGCAGAAACAGCTCAGACGGCTGCAGAGACCGCACAGGCTGGCGCAGAGGCAGCACAGGCGAGAGCGACGGAGATCGTGGCCGGCTGCATCACCATAGACGCAGAGACGTCAGAGCTGATCATCTACGAATAGGAGGAAAACATGGCAGGAGAAACTAAGAAATTCATAAGCATCCAGCAGCTTGATGAAATAGCGGCAAACGGTAGGAAGACTGCCGCCGCAGTCGAGATCCTCGCGGCAAATGCGAGAAAAGAGATGTCAAATGACTGGGACAGCCTGGCAGAGTTCGCGAACACAGGACTCTTCGGAGAGGCATATGGTATCGGAGACCAATTCATCGACACCTGGAAAGACACAGCAACAAATCAGGAGTATACATACCCGATGCAGCTGAATCATATCGGAAACGTAGAGCTGCGGGATGGCGAGACACTTGAGAACAGGCCGTTCCTGCAGGCACACTATGCGCATCCGTTCGGAGTGCAGTTCTCGCATCAGAGAGCATTCCTGAGATGCCCTGACGGGCTCGCTGCAGGCACATACTACGTGACCATTGAGAGCGCGTGGGGAACTCATGTAGCTGCAGGAGACATAGTCTGCTTCACACTCGCGAATGCAGTGCCAGCAGGCGGTAGAGTGGCGGGCATGTATGGCGCACCGGACCAGGCAAAGTCGAACTGGAGGATCTACTCGTACTCAGCAGACGAAAAGACAATCCTCGAAACTGTCACGCCGACATTCACGGCATCCGGAACGGATCTCGGAACCATCAAGGCGGCAGTAAGAAACGGAAACCTCAACTCGATGCAGGAGACTGCATACGGCTGGAACAGATGGAGCACATCAGCACTGAGGCAGTATCTGAACTCTGCTGCCGGAGTCGGCGCGTGGTGGACTGCACAGGACGAGTGGGACATCGCTCCTGATCAGCTGACGACCAAAGCGGGATTCCTCTCCGGGTGTCCAGAGGCATTCGTGAATGCTCTGAAGGAAGTCAAAGTCATCACATACCCGAACACGGTACAGGATGACACCGGCGGAAACACTCCGGACATCACATACGACAAGGTATTCCTGCCGTCACTCGAGCAGATGTACTGCACACCACAGAAGTCGGGTGAGGGAGAATACCACGAATACTGGAAGAGAAGAAGCGGCCTCACAAGCCCGAACGCACAGTACAGCACAAACCCGAACATGATCACTTATGCGGTAGAGAATCACACGTCGCCTCAGTCCGTCCGCCTCCGCTCCGCGTCCCGTGGCCTTGCGATTAGTGCGTGGTCTGTCACCTCCAGCGGCTCTGTCGGCAGCGGCACCGCGAGCTCCGCGTATAGGTTCAGCCCGCTTGTGGTTTTATAAATCAGCATATCGAAAGATCCCCGGACCCACGGATCCGGGGATAGAAAGGTATAACTATGGCAGTAAACGTCGGACAGAGAAATGTCCCGGACACGCCGGCGAACAGGCAGCTTGAAGCGTGCCAGAAGGCAATGGATCTGGCCATCCACACGATACAGATCTGCAAGAACAAGAACATATTCGTCGAAGAGTATCAGGACGCACTCACGAACGACATCATCAGATGCGCGAAAGACATATACATCTACGCCTGGACCGGCAACAACATATACGTCAAGCCGGACAACGGAAGATGGCCGGAGCGCGAACAATATCAGAGAGCTGCCATCAAGAAGTGCAACGAGCTCCTCGCCCTAATCAACATGGCGAGGAGATTGTTTCATTTGAAGGGTAAAAAAGTACGGTATTGGTCGCAGATGACTCTCGACACGCGGGCCCTGCTGGCCCGCTGGCACGAGGCCAATGCGAAACAATATGGGATGTAGGCTGATTTCAGAACGTCCGCCTCCGCTCCGCGAACCGTGGCAATGCGAATAATACGTGGAATGTCAACTCCAGCGGCAATGTCAACAACAACAACGCGAGCAACGCGAATAGGTTCAGCCCGATTGTGAAGGCAAAGGGTGCGTGAAGCCGATGCACAGCATCGGTGCAGCCGAATGCATATACACAAGGAGCCGAAATCCCTGCCGAAAGGCTAAACAATTATAATGCGATGCCCGGGACTTCATAGCCTGACGGGCTATCACGCATTACGGACATTAACACATGAAGAGAATAATCGACTACGACGCTCTATGGGAATCCGCCATGAAGTGCAAGCGAGGCGTATTATGGAAGCCTTCCACGAAGCACTACAACCTGAATGCAGTGGAAGAGACACACAGAATGGTCAAGAAGCTCGAGGAAGGCAAATGGAAGAACGGCAAGCCGAAGCCGATCATGATACTGTATCCGAAGAAAAGAGACGGACTCAGCATCGCGTTCAAGGATAGAGTGTATCAGAGAAGCATCAACGACAACGTTCTGTATCCGTCAGTGCAGAATTCATTCATCATAGACAACTGCGCATGTCAGAAGGGCA